GCCATGTGCTTTTTGGTGTGATGCTCTGCATGACGCTCCATCGCGGCTTTTTGCCGAGTGGTCAGTTTCTTGGAACTGCTATACGCCATGCCAAAAAGAAGGTGGCCCCACCTAATGGTAGGGCCTTTGCTCTGATCAAGAAAGATCAGATGGTGGTGGTGTCCAGAGGGCTGTTGACGGTGAGCTGAACCATGGGGATCAGGTCGATGTCGTAGGTAGCACTCCAGTTGCCAGCTGTTGCAAGAACAGCGTTGGTCGGGTTGTCTGCAGCATTGCCCCACGCAGTACCCATCACGTGATAGGCAGAGTGGTAATCAACAGACAGCACGTCCTGCTTGGACAGCACGTTGCGGTCGGCTTCAATCCGAAGGTCCTGCTGCACACCCTCAAGGATGGTGCCGGACTTGATCAGATAGCAGTAGAACTCACGCTGGTGGCCAGAGGTGCCAGGAGCAACAGTGTTGACTGCAGTGTCAACAATGACGCGCATTCCAGCAAACTCACCAACTTCGCGAGCGCCAATGCCAACGCCGCCACCACCCCAGGTCACTGCGCCGGAAGCGGCAAGTGCGGAGGTAGAGAAGGTCAGCATTCCCACCTGATACAGGTAGAAAGCAACGGAAGGGTGAACAACAAGGGTGTCCAGCTCTTCGCCGCGCTCACCCAGCTTGGAACGAGCTTCGGCAACGTTGGCTGCAGTCAGGAAGTTGGCTTCAGCGCCACCAGAGGCAGCAGCAACACCTTTGTCCAGAGCGTTGGCAGACAGAGCAGTGCCGAACAGACCGGCAAGCTGGGAGAACAGACGAGCGCTGTTCAGCTTGTTGATGGCGTCAGCCAGTTGGTTGCGGATGTGAAGCATGGGATCTTCACCAGCAGCCAGCATTGCAACGTCATCCACGGCGTAAGCAAAGCCACGGTGGCAGATGGTTGCGATCTGGGTTCCGGTGCCGACCTTTTGAGGGGTCAGGTAACCGGCAGAGCTGGTGCCCCAAGTTGCAGTACCGTCCATGATCTCCTCAGTCGGAGACACGGGGTTGAACTCAGGAACTTGAATGCGGCTGCCGCCTTCTCGTGCATCGAGAAGAGCGTTACGAACAACAGCGCCGGACTTAACGAACAGGCTGCGTTCTTTGATTGCCTCAGACACATAGGTGCTGAGATTATTCCTTTTTACGATGTCCGCCAGAAGGACACCGCCGGAATAATTCTGAAATGGTGCGGCCATTTCTTATTCAGGGTTAAGGTTTGCGGGGTTCAAGTCACGGACTTGAGGTGGTGTCCCACGGGGACTATTTACCTGCCTCTCTCTTGAGCACAGCTGCAAGATCAGGGTCGGTAGCTTCCAAGGCCATTTGCCTCGTTAAGTTAATACTACCTTCTAACCAAGGATTCGCGACACCTCCAGAACCAATAACTCCCGTAGCTGGTTTTGCACCCATGCCAGCTTGTGTGCTGGGCTTAAAGTGATGCTCGTAACCAGAACCAGGGTTTTTTAATTTTGCAAGGTAGACATTGATGTCCTCCTCAACCCCGCCATTCAATACTTTGACACTACCGTCGTCAGACTTTTTCAAATTACTTTGAACAAGCTGCAGCATTTGCTCAGCATTGATCGCTCCAGACTGGCTAATTGCTGACAATGCAGACGTTTTCATCGCAGCAGTCTCGTTAGAAGTCCGAAGATCAGCTAACTGACGCTCCAAGTCTGCGATTTGCTGGTCTTTGGTTTGAGCAGTTTTATTTGCTTCTTCCCAAAGATCTTTCCATTGACCTTGGTCTTCTAAGGTTTTACGACGCTGCTCGTCTTGTTTTTTGTAAACATCGTCGAGCTTGCCTTTAATGCCTTGGAATTTTTCCTCGGCTTCAGTGGCACGTTGTTGAAGCGTTTGAATTTGCTGCTCGTAAGCAGAAACATCAACAGCAGGAGTTTCAGTCGCAGCCACAGGCTGTTCAGGTGACGCCACGGGCGTCTCCTGGATGACTTGTTCTTCCATTACTAAAAATCAGTTTACTCTGATACTTTACTAGCTTTTGTTTTTTTGGTTGTTTTCTTAGGCGCAGGCATTGGGCACTCAGGAGTTTTTTCCTCAGCCTTTTTTTCAGATGCAGGATCCCACGAGTCAACCAGTTCCCACTTATAGGAACCATCAGCTTGCAATACCTTGTCAAGAGACTTGGCCATGCTGTAAAAAGCGATTTACTCCTACTCTAACTCTGGTGCAGAATCTGGCGACTCAGAAGCGTTTGGCAGAATTTCGCCCTGCACCAGCATGTCGCGGAACTCTTCACGATCAATAATTTGATCCTGGAATAGCTGACCCATGGCAGCAATATCCTGACCAATCAACCGTTGCAGGTCAAAATCACGGCTAATCTTGACTTCAGGCGGTTCAATACCTAGATAATCAGCGGCAAGGTTGTAAGACTTCTGCAAGCCTGACTCCAGATCCATTGATACCATCGACAACATCGAATTTGTATCAATACGATCCAAGCGCCGAGCGTCCGCAGATTCAGCAACAAATTTTTGCTGGCTCAACGTACTGATGCCTAACGTCGCCATTTGTTGCTGTAATTCTTGGATTTCTGATGTCTGCGCTTCAAACGCGCTTGATGCAGGCTCCACGTAATAGACCTTATTACCCGGCTGAGTCGCCATCGCATAATTAACGCTGATAGCCATGTCTTTCGTTTGATCGTCCCAACCCTCTAATACCAGCATCGGCTGGCTGGCAATATGCAGGCTATGTATAAGGTCAGCTTGTCGTTGGAAGTGCGCCAGATTTAAATGCGCTATGTCCAACAACGGCGGACGACTGGTCATCGTATCTTTTTTATCGGCATAAATCGTTACCAACGGAATTTGCCCAAGTGAAAAATCACCTGACTCAACCAGCTCGTACTCCGCTGTAGCGTCGGATTGATCGAAGGAAGCGGGGTATGGAAATGGCCCTTGCATTTCCTGTTTTTTCTGTTCCTGTCTAAAGACGCGATAGCGACCTGACTCAATGACACGTACTTGGTCATAAACTTTTTCTCCGAACTCTCCATCCGCTACAACCGCTTTTTCGCCAATCCGAACCTGCGTAAGACTGCCATAATTCGCTTCCCGATCCAATCGCCAACCGTAGACATTGGTTGGATCCACTTCAATCCAATAGGGCCGACGATTAAGAGCACGCTCTTCCGCCAAACTTCTTGCATCTGATGGCGCAGGAAAATCAACAAGAATATGGGAATGGCCGTAGGTCAAAGCACAAGTGACCAATCGACGTGCATACTCATCCAAATCAGAACCGCAACCGTCAACGTCCTTGTTAAAAACTTCGGTCCAGTACGGCGCACCAGTGACACTGATCGGTTTACGCAAAATTAAACCAGCTGCTGCTCGTATCAAGCGCTGCGTATAAGGCGTAAAAACAGCACGGTTTACACGCGCTAAATAAGCTGAGTAGTCTTCACGGGGCTCTAACGGTAAAAATGTTTCGCTGTTTTCTCGTAAATACTCCGTTCCAGAAACCACGGCTTTCATAATCTCCCAGCCCTTCATCTGGTCGATTACTGCCCGTGTTCGTACAAACGGACTATCAACACTTCCCATATAGGAACTGCTGACAAGGTTCGTTCTAACGAGACCAGGAACGGAGTAAGTCATGACATCTCAGAATTGAGTTACTAACAGCCCCATCGACGACGGGCCGCTTTACCCCGTTCACCTGTCCAATTACGACTTCGAGCGCAGAAAGAACGCTTACGGGCAGCCTCTTCCTTTGTTTTTGGTTTGCCTGTAACCGGTGGTTTCAAATTAGAACCCGTTTGCCGGTTGTACTTAGCTCGACCTTTAGCGGTTAAGCCAGCACCTTTACTAGCAGGCAGTTTTTCGCCACGCCCAACACTAAGGTTGGGACCACGCTTACGCTTTTTGCGCTCTGCCATCGCTCTAACCTCTACTGAAGGTTAGAAGTGATGGTGCCGCTGGTAACGAAGTTGCAGGTGGCAACAACCAAATCGCCAACAGTGGATGCAATATCCATGCTGGTAATAATCCCCGCAAAACTTACGCTGTCACTACCAGAGGTAGTACCAGTCGTAAATAGTTCAAACGTAGCGTCGGCTGTGTCGTTAGCCGTAACTATGTCTTCAATAAACGCTGCTTGGCCTGTTGCATCAGGGTCATACACCAGTTCAACGGTGCCAGAACCACTGACCATACTGCCGACAAACGCACGAAACGTATCACCATGATCGGTAACGTCCAGCGTGTCTTTAGTGATGTTCAACGTCCAGCTGCGAGTGCCAACGATGGTTGCGTTGGAAGAACCAGCTGCATCAAATTGAACAGCACCCTGCTCTCCGCGAAGGATGGCCATGGGTAGACATAGGAAGGGTCTATACCGTTGATTCTAACCGCCTACACGGCCCAAGCCATCTCAAGTTTTCTTCTTTTTGGCCTTACGCCTCTTATGTTGGTACGAAATCTTCTTTGAACCGGTCTTTTCCTTCTTAAATCGAGCTTTTTCTGCTGCACTCATCTCACCAGTTGTTTTTGGTGTTTTGCCTGACACCCTCTTTGAGGGTCGGCACGCTGGATAAGCACGATCCTCACCTTTAGAACGACCACAAGGCTTCCCGGTTTTTATATCGACCCACTTTTCGTCAAACCATCGGCCAAGTCCGCCTCTCGACTTACTTGGCTTTTTTGGTTTTGCGGGTTTTTGTGCCTTTTTTCGTTCCGCCACTGGTTGCTTTCCGATAAGTGCCACCGCGCTTCTTATATTCGCGTACCAGCCACGCATTTGCATACGCGCTTGGGTACACGTCAAACTTACGCTTGGCTTCCGCTTTTACACGGCTGTAAAGCGCCTTGTTGGTTGGAACGTTTTCACTGGCCACAGCTACACCGCATTTTCTTGCTGCCCTTCTTCATTCCCTTTTTCTTCTTGGGTGGACGGCCTTTTTGCGTACCGTAGGTTCCAGCACCTTTGGGCATGGCGAACAGATGGGTAGCTGTCCTTAGTTTAGCGGCCTTTGGATGCGTATTCCAACGTGACTTGACGCCTACTGCCTTGAGGTGAGCCCCAGCGGGCAAATTTTACGAGGATTGAGGGATCTAGTACCTCTTCTGGCGATTGAAGTGTTCTCCAGCGGTGGTTGCAGTCGCGGCAAATGCGGTCTCGCACTGAATCGTTTTCTTGTGTTGTGTATTTTCCGAGGACGCGGGTTTCATTTGATCCACATTTGGGGCAGAGAGGCGCATTTAACGGACGAAACATCCTTAGTACAGGCGGTATGTCGTAGTTCCCATGGCCTCGGGCTTGGCCAAGTTGAACTGTTGAAGCACAAGGTAGCCGAAAGCGTCAAATGCGTGGTCTACACCCAGATTTTTGTTAGGTAGACCCGTTCCAGGGGCGTAGGTCAGGGTGCGGAGGGATTTGATTAGCTCTTTGCAGCGGGGGTGGATTTTTACCCGGCGCGCTCCGGAGGCATCCATGAGGCCGGTGTTTACGGCGGTGATTTTGTCGCGGATCTTCCAGGGGGAGCGGGGGGATTGGACGGTAAAACCGCTACGGCGAAGAATTGCGTGGTCGGTAACGCCGACGCCGCTGGTTTTTCTAGCGCCGCCCGTGGGGTCGGGGCAGGCGATTACGCGGCGGTCTATGCCGTAGCGGCGAGTTACTTCTTCGGCAAAGTCCCAGGTGGTTGCGCCTCCTGTAAGCGTTATTTCGTCAAAGACGTAGAGGGTGTCGGCGTCTTTTACGGCGCAGATTCCGCTCATTGGGTCCACGTTGAAGTCCACGCCTAGGAGAAGAGGTTGGATGGATATGTCTTTGGCGTCGGTAGAGATGTTGTCGTCGGAAAAACTGATGGCTACGAGGCCAGTTAGGTTTTCAAACGATGCTTCAAATTCCTGTCGAAATGTTCGTGGGTCTAGTTGAGCACGGGCTGCTTCAACCTCATCGGCCGGGACGTTCCCGCCTTCGATGGTGGTGTAACACCAACGCCTCCATTCGTTGGTTGGGTCATCTTCGCAGTAGCACCAAAGGTCATAAAACCAGCTGGCCGTTCCATCCGGGGTGGATATGAATAATGCCCAGCCTTGTTTGTCGGCGAGGGCGGGACGGATGACCTCGAACCAGACCTCGGCGTCCATGAATGCGGCTTCGTCGAGTACAACGCCGGACAAACTGCGGCCACGGAGGGCCATTGCGTTTTCTGTGCCCTTTAATTCGATGGTTGAGCCGTTGACTAGCTCTAATTTCAGATCGGTTTCGTTTTTAGTTTTGATCCAGGGTCTGGGAACAAGTTTTTTGAGTACTTTCCAGGCAATGTCCTTCGCCATCCGGTAGGTGGGGGCGCAGTAAAAGAAGGTTTCGCCGGGGTTGTTTATCGCTCCACGCAGAAGTTCGACGCAGGAAAGGTATGACTTTCCGAAGCGGCGGCCTGCAACGAGAACGCGGAATCGGTGTTCGTCGGTAAATACTTGCCCCTGTGCCCAGCGAAGACTAAGTGGGGGTGCATTTTGTACGGCCATGGGTAATACATTAACTGGTTTTTCAACCCCTACCCCCGGGTGGGTGTACTACAATTAAATTACCTGAGATGTATCAGTAAGTTCCCCGCGCTTAGGTACAAGTGTACTACTTTGCAACCCCACCCCCTGTGACAGTTGCACCGACTGGCACACAGACCCAAAAACTCTGAAAAACAAAAAAATTTTTCAGAAAACAAGAATTTTGGGAGCGTGTGACAGTTGGGGTAGTGGCACAGAAAAACTAGCACAGTAGGGTTTCCGGGTGTAAAATATATTTAGCAACACACACAGTTGCTGTTACTAACTACACCCACAGGTTACTAACACAAATGCCTGCTAATTCTTCCCCAGTTTCTGACACTTTAGTTGTTGTTTCTGTCTGCTCTTGTTTACTCGCAGCCTGTGCAACATTTGCTTTAGTTTTTGCTATCGAAGACGCAGAAACTTACCGCGAATGTGTACAACGTGAGCAAACATCTGCAGACGAATGTGCACTAATTATCTACGGTCGCTGAGTAACACAAACACCCCGCAGAGTTAGCTACACTTTGTGGGGTATTTTTGTGCCCAAAATGTTATAGTACATCAGTACCTATGGAGAAGGGGTGAGACGCTCCAGGCAGGCAGGCACAGAAACCCATCCTATGAATGGCCCTTGCATGGGCCGATCAGTCTTTGCCTTCAATGCGGATGTCGAGAGTGGGAACCTGTAGCGCTAGTTGCTCCGGCGCTACCTCGCCGATTACTCGGCCCATGTCGCCTAACAGCGTGGCGACGGTTTGGAAGTGGCCACGCTTCAGTGCCTTTTGCACCGTCGCAAGCCGCAGCGCTTGGAGTTGGTTCAATAATTCCTCACGAGTGCCCATTTGTTCAGTTCTCAGCAGCTCCATGGCGCGCTTGTAGTCGTCATGTGCCGTACGCATAGAGACATTGAACCTTGAAGACACTTTCTCGGCAATTTGATGTCTTGTCCCACCTTCCAGGATGTAGCCGTAACAAACCTGCGCGCGCTCTTCTACTTTGTGCGCTGCGCCGCGTCCCTTGCGCCACCGCTTCGACTCATCGTCTCCGACGCTGGTCTTCTTCTCTTCGGTGTTGTTATCAGCCACGGGCTGTAAATAGAAAACCTTTACTAATACTAACCGCAACACAGCGAGCTGCTAGACGCTCCAGGCTTGGCACGTAAGGGTTTATATGTGCTACATTGTGGGAGTCCAATACAGGCAGCCCATCCATGGCCCACACCTACAACATCGTCCGGTTCTACGCGCCACACACCGGTCGATACAACCGCACAGTCAAACGAGGCTTAACTCTCGAACAAGCTCAAGCACACTGCAAAGACCCAAACACTCGCAAAGATGGCGAGTGGTTCGACGGTTACACAGAAGCCTGATTCGTCCAACTTTCCAGGAAATCCAGTTTCACCCATGAACTACAAAAACCGCACCGAAAGGGTGCACACATTCGCAGACGTTCCACGCATTGAAATAACCCGCCACCGAGTCGCGGGTCTCGACCACTGGGACACCGAAGACCGAACCACGGTCCAGCTGGGCTGTGATAACGGCGCAATATCCGACGCCATCGTTGATTTTCTCGCTCATCTTCACGGTTCGCCGTATCGCTCCAGGGAAGACATCGAACTGCTGCAGCGATTCGCTGGCGCGATGGGTCTCGACTACTTGCACGAGCCAGGGGTTAGCAACTGATGGCGTCCCGGGTAGAGATTCAGCATCGTCTCAGCTATGCGCGGGCGATGCTTGAACGCGGCATCCCCGTAGCTTCAGTCGCAACGCTTTTAAGCGCGCGCTACTTCGTTTCACGCTCCACGGCTTACACCGACATAACCGACGCGCAGCAGGAAATCCAGGAATCCGACGACGGTCCAGCCGTTGAAGAGATGGAGCCCTGCAATCCTGCGGGAGTGCTGGCGATGCTTCAGCACCGGCTCGAAATTGCTATTGCCACGGGGGACGACAAACAAACGTGCCAGCTGATCAAAGCTATGGACACTGCCAAAAAATGGCAGGGCTACAACACCCAAACCGTTTCACCTTTCGCATGAAGTACCGGAACTACCGCTTCGATGACGACGCTCCACTCCCTTCTGAGCTTTACACAGAAGAGGAGCTGGAGCAGATGCAAATCGAGCATGAGCAGGACGACTGGGAACGCTCCATCCCCACAGCCGCAGAGCGCAATCAGCATCTCAAATGAAACTCACAAACCACGAACTTGAGTTATTGGCTGACTCCATTTCTTGGGAACTTGACTTTATGCAAAGCAAGGGGTGGCATACGTCGCACCGTGCAAAAACGCTCCAGGCTCTTCAAAAAAGAATGTACGCCTTTGTTGCCTCTGAGCAATCCTGGAAGCCGGTTACACGTCACACACGTGCCAGGGCTTCAGGGACTCTCATTAAGTGTCCGCATTGTGAGCATGAAAACCGTGTTTATCACTTCTCGTGGTGTGCGTTAGCGTGCCAGGGATGTGAACGCATGGTTGATAAGTACGCTTTTACTCAAGAAGTATGAAACTAAACAGGTTTACGCTCCACGAACTTCACATGCTTGCAGACTCCCTTTATTGGGAGTTTGCGGTGTTTGAGAAGCAGGGCTGGGCTGACTCAGCACGTGCCAGGAAAATGGTTGAGCTACAGAACAAAATCCACGATTACATCGCCACCCAAAACCAATGAAAAACAGAAAGTCCTATTACTTCAAAGAATGTGGGATGACGTTGCGGTTAACGTCCCAGCAATATTTATCTTTGAAGCAGCAATTTTTGAATCTTGCGGAGATGGGTAGTCCTGTGGCTGCTGCGAGATTGTATGGGTTCGGTCCAGCTCCTCATCGTTGATATCGATAGGGCGGGCTACTACATAAGCGGTGAAGATCTGTTTTAATCGTTCCAGAGGCATCCCCAAGCCCTGAGCCTGGACAGCCACGTTGGTTTGTCCTTTGTATAAACGCTCCAGGGCTTCCTCTAACTGTTTTGGGCTTGCAGGGAATTCCACAAGTCCATTCTCTCTAGCCATTGACACTCCGCCCCGCGTAATTCTAACTCACTAAGCAAGCGAACTTGCGGGGCTCCGCTGCGACGTGCCACCACAACAGCGCCTTTCTTGGGCTTTAAGCCAGTCAGCGTCTGAAGTCCCAGGGAATAAGCACCGGTTTGACAGATGTAATTAGCCAGCATTTCTTCGTTGCGAGCGTTCACGCTGGTTTTCCAGTCGGTGATGCAAAGCGTGCCATCGATGTCCAGCAGGGCGTCAGCCGTTCCAGCCCAGCCTCGGGGGTCATGAATGGCAAATTCGACCGCATGAATGGCGGTTACGTTCTCCCCTATCCAAGACCGTAGACCTCGGGCGTAGCCAGAGGCGCTCCAGGGGACCTTAGGGGCCCCCTGAATGGCTTTTTCGATGGCCCAGGTAGTGATTCCCTTGGGGGCACGTTCCAGGCCGTCATCTCCAGTCCTCCAGCTTCCTCGCTTGTTAGCGCTATTACGCGCGAGCTTTGCCGCTGTTTTGAGGACATATTCTGCGTGATCGTGAGCCAAAGTCCCGCGCTGGCAGGCAATATCACGCTCCAGGGCAGAACCTGGTTTTTGAATCCATCGATCAAGTGCATCTTTCTGCCATTGCGGTGAGGTTTCTTTAAGGATGTGAGTTACTGAAGCGTAGACATTGTTTAGTTCGTCGCGGTAAACGCGGTGCGGGCCGGAGTCATCACGAACCAAGCTCCAGCGGCGCAGTCCGGCAAGGGCGTTTTGTGTATCAGCGGGCATCAGATAATTGGGCCTCACGTGCCAGCCAGGCACTCTGTAATTGATGGGCTTTGGGCTCGATTAGGTGCATTGAACTGACCACCCCAGTGAAGTCTCCCACTGAAATACAAATACAGCCATCTTCGAGAACTGTTGTGACTACTTCGGGCATGTCCCGTTCCAGGTGACCGCTCATGTTTTTACAGAGCGCAGAACTCTTTAATAAACGCTTGAAAATCGGATTTAAGCCAGTCCAAGAAGTCCCGCTCATAAAGGGCAACAGAGCAACGACGGCCATTGACTAGCTGATCTTGGCTTTTGGGCTCTCTGCCATTCCTTCTTCGGTACAACCCCTTAATTTCTTTACCGATTTTTGCGGCCAATGGAGTTGCTTTGTGCGACGGGCAACCCAACTCAATCAAATTTTCTGAAAGCGTTAGTTCTTTGACAGGTTCAAGTGCAGGAGCAGTGCCGCCTGCTGATTTCATTGCGGTGTTAAGCACGACATCACGCAGCAACATCTGAGCCCGCTCGTCTACTCCGCCAAGACGTTCCAGCAAATTGATGCTGCGGTCAACAGTATCCAGCACCGTGGGAGCAAGGACAGGCTGAGTGTCTCGCACTGGGGACACTTGCTCTAAAAACCAGCCGTCCATCCACACAGCGAAGGGTGCGCTGATCCAACGGGCCAAATCAACAGCAAGCTGAGGGTGAATCCATGTGCCCCCGCCATTACCTCCACGAGACTCCACTAAGTCAATCCCTCGGATTTCCGAGGAATGAGCTAAGGCGTCCATGTAGCCCTGGCAGCGATCTGTCTCTCTGTAAGCAGACCAGTTTTTGCCGTTGGCCTTGCACATGGCCGTGGCGTTGATATAGCCATCAGTCGTGCGGCGAGGAATTGGGGTTCCGTTCCAGGAGCGGGTTTGGAGCTGTTCGTGCATCGGTTTCGAATAAGTGTTTTAACTATACCTTTATCACAGACATTTGGCTTGTTCTACATTCTTATTAAGATCACATATGTCCCAAGATTGTATGCAGGAATATGCCGGAATATGCCGAAAATAAGTAATAAAAAAGGGGTACACACATGGTGCACCCCTAGTCAGTGGCCGGTTTGTGTTACTCGGCTTTGAATGGGTTTTCGCCGGTCAGCAGGCGGCCAATCTCAAAGCCAGCGGCGCGGGCATCGGTCCAGGCAGATTCAATGCTGTCCTGGGTGCCTTTTTTACGCGGCACTGGGCGCAGGCTGTAACGGGTTTCCAGGCCATTGCCTTCCTTGCCCAAAACGAAGTCCCACTCCAGCAGGTTGGCGTAGTCCTCCATTTGAGAGATGTCGTCCAGTTCGTTTTGCAAGCTCTTTTGTGAAAGCTGCATGATTTGAACGCTGCTGGACTCGTAGTTATATACGGGCACAGCGATGGCGAACTTGACCTTTTCAGGAGCGGTGCCTTCGCGGTTCATGCGACGGGTGAACTCAGGTCCCATTTCTTCGTCGATATCCTCAGGGCTGGGATCGTCGCTGAAACGGAAAGGCTTGACGCCGCCTTCAGATGACTCGCCCCAGCACTCGAAGAATTCAAGGGGTTGGTCTTCCAGGAGCGCGAAGCGAACGCTGCCGCCGCTCTGAATTTTGGAGGGGTTTAGGTAGCCGCCGCCAGAACCGGCAGTGATGGCTGACTTGTTCTTGGATGAGATGAAGCCCATGGGTCCTTTGCTGTGGGCGCGTTGCCCGGTGCTCTAACAATGTAGCAGGCCGTTAGGGGTTTGCAACTGCTATAGAATGGAAAAACCCCTGGGGGCCGGTGAAGCACCCAGGGGTATCAAAAAACGTTTAGCAGTCACACTGTAGCAAATGGATCTCGTCAGTTTCGTACGCAGCCTGCCTAAGCACTGGGCTACTGCGCCGATCTACGCCAAGGGCGCGAAGATGCCCAACGGCAAAGCAGCCTGCGGCAAGTCTCCGTTGGGTCGGGCTCCTCACGAAAAGCTCTCGCCTGAGTTCACGGCCCAACACATCGAGAAGCACCCCGAAGAATTTAAGGCTGTCGGCGTTTACAGCGGCGCTCGCTCTGAAGGGCTCGTCATCTTTGACGTTGACGCCAACCTTGGGGCTATTGAAGAGAAGTGGGGCAAGGATCTTGAGAGCGCTCCACGGATCACTTCACCGAAAAAGAATGCGGCGAAGTTTCTGTTTGTTGTTCCTGAAGAGGATCGCCTGACTGTTTCTGACCTCAGCCACGCTGCTGCGGGGCATGAAGGCTGGGAAGTGCTTTGGGGTAGGCAAGGTCTGCTTTTTGGTGCTTACAAAGATGAGGGAAAGTACACCTTTACTGGCGATGTGAACAACATTCCCACCGCTCCTGAGTGGTTGTTGGAGCGGATGCGGGAGCAATACCGCGAGCTGAATGAGCGGAAAGACAGCCGCAAGCTTCGCGATAGCCGTTACGCCAATCGTTCCAGGGAGGAAAAGATCGAGATTGCTCGGAGTTGTCTGAGTGTTATCGAGCCTCGTGGTGCGAACAGTGAGCAGTTTTGGTGGGAGATCGGCGCGATGATTCACAGCGAGCTGCCCAATGAGGACGGCTTGAAGCTGTGGGAAGAGTGGAGTCGCCGCGATAACGAATACGCCGATGATTGGGAAGGCGGTAAAAATCCTTGTGCTGAGCGTTGGGAAAACGGTTTTAGAAGCGGTGGGTTGGGGTTTGGCTCGTTAATTCGTCAGGCCGATCTGGTGGATCGTGAGCGAACACGATTTCAAAGGGACGGTCTTGCACGATTGGTGGAAGAGATCGAAGCGCTCCCGCTTAAGTACAAGCTCGATTTACTCAGCGGTGAGGAAGTCATCGCGCGGGGGCTGGATTTAGAAGACAGCATTGAGAACCCGGCCCTACTTGATCAGGCCAAAACTCAGCTGGCCCAAGAAGCTGGGCGGCATAAGGAAGGAGCGGCGGCTATCGACCGGATGCTCGATGCTCACCTCACGTTCGAGCGCAACAAAGAGTTTCGTCCCAGGGCTGTAAGCGAGTTGGACGATGCCTCGTTTGATTACTTGATTCCGGGTTTGCTGCCGAAGCCCTGGCTGCTGCTGATTCACGCGGATGGCGGCACGGGTAAGTCAGCGATGTGCCAGACGCTGTGCAAACACATCAGTCAGGGACGATCGTTCAACGTTCACGGCGGTTTGGTCAACGTACCCAAGGGGCGTTGCCTTTGGTTAAACGGAGATCAGAGCGAGCGGATTGTGCGGCGTCAGTTTGATTTGATCGGCGTCACCACTGGTGTTGATGTTGTGGGGGAGTGGGATATGTCCTGGTACAGCCGCTTTAAGAAGCTCCAGGGGCCGAAGGAAAAGCCGAACTACGACCTAGTGGTGATTGACAGCCTGGACGGCTGCAACGATTCCAATCCCTATGAGGAGAACCGCAGGGAGTACGCGCTGCCCCTGAAGAAGCTTGCACGGCGCAATGGTGAGGACTTTGGGGCCTGCACCATCATCGTGATTCACCACAACAACAGAAACGGCAGCTTCCGTGGAACCAGCGCTATTAGGGCTGCCGTGGATGAGACCTGGAACATGCAGCGGCTGGACAATAAGCAGCTGGCTGAGTTGAGCCTGAGCGATAACACCAGGGTCGTGACTGTCGAGAAATCACGCGACGACCGTGAAGGGCAGGAAATGGCGTTCTCCTTGCTGCCTGATTACACGTATCAAATCGGGCCGGTGCCCGAAAAGGAGAGCAAGGTGAATGGGCCAACGCGACAGATGCTGGACATGCTCAAGGAGATGCGGCGAACGCGCGCACCTTGGACGGTCCAGGATTTTGTGGATCACGACCTGCTGGGCGGGGTTCATAAGAAGCGCGCGATCAAGTACAGCCTGGACAAGCTGGAGGGGCAGAAGTTAATCGAGCGTTGTGCTACT